GTGCCAGGAGCAATCGACCATCGTTTGCTTAGAGTATTGATGGGCAAGGCTCAATCATCAGATGCATTTAGAACTGTGTTGGGAGTTCAACAGTTCTTGACAGAAGAGATCAATGATCAAAACCTAGCCTAGCCATTATTGCATATTTGGCTGCTAGATTTTCCTCACCCATATCCCAACTGAATGATGGGTTCTTTCTTTGGAACCCATCTCTTATTGCATAATCAATTAACAATTTTATTTGTTCTCTGGTCAGTTCTACTCTGACTGACCTTGTTGGGTTGGCCATTCCTATTGGTGTGGGCTCGACCAATGCTACTCGTTGCTTGCGATTTGTAGATGGCATTTGGTATATACCTCGCAACGTTTAGGATACTCACCCTGATCTTATGACAAGTAGAACAAGCCATTACGGTAGCCTTACATTAGCCAATGGCAACAAGTAAGCTATCAAAATGATAACAAACAATACCAACAAAACAATATAAGCTATCTGCTGAATTGGCGGAGGCAATGGCATGTATTGTAATATAGCATAGATAGCACCAAAGATTATTAGAATGATTAGCAATGTGAGTAGTAATGATACCATTTCACTCTCCCAGATTACTTGGCTTGTAAACATGTCTCTAATAATCGGTTAACCAATTCAACAGTATGCCTCGCTCTAGCATCGACGAACCAATAGAGCAAACCAAGAAACAATGCATTAATAAGTAACAATGCTAGGAAGTTAGGGGTGAGTGCTTCGACAACGGCACTGCCTAGCTTTACTCCAGCGCCAATGATAGTATTGTTACTACCATTGACATGTGGAGGTTTGTCACTCATTCTCCTGGCCGCCAGGAGCGTTTTGTTGATCTAGATATTGCTGAATTTCATCAGCTTGCTCTTGTGTAATGTCGCCACTAGCAATAGCATCTTCAATAGTAATGCGCCCCATCTCGATGTTAGCTTTGGTTATCAATAGATCAAGTCGAGTAGTATCTGGCAACCATTCACGCGTATAGATGAACGGTAGTATTTCATTGTCATCCGACATCGTTACTCTCCTAGGTTAATTGTCCACCACTAACAACTACACCTGCAGTTGTGCCAGGTATGTTAACACTATTGCCATTGGTATACAAAATACCATTCAAGTTAACGTTATACTTTGCGCCAACGGATGTTCCCACAAATGTCATTCCGTAAGCATAAAGTGATCCGGCTCGTTCCGCAGCGAGTGTCGCTCCAGCAAATGTTGGATTGCCTTGGAATGTTATTGTCATGCTGTTTAGATTAATCTGCCCAGCAGTAACTGCAGCCATACAATTGCCATTGGTTGATGGGCCATAGATATAAAGTTTAGCGCCATTTCTTGCAGGCCAAACTACACCACCTTCACCAACTACAATTTGGGTAAGTGTGCAAGACCCCATTGCTACTTCATCAATATAACATAGTGCTGATCGAACAACTAACAAACCATAACCGCCAGGATCACCAATCGTTGGATTGGTTGATCCGATAGCTTCAAGTGCCACCCCTTGTAGTGTTAACACNACTGATTGTCCAAGGCCAATTGCTTGACCATTAGTGTTCTTGATAATATATAGTTTCGGATTCAACTTGTCTCCGGTAATAGAAAAATAACCCAAAAGTGGAATGTTAAAAGTAGCCGCTGCATAAGTGCCAGGAGATTTCAATTGAATGTTAACGTTATGTCCAGCGGGATCGACATATAACAAAACATAAGTATAGGCCCAAGCAATAGTTTTCCATGGATTGCCAACTGTTCCGTTACCTGTAGTATCATTACCAGCTACATCGACATAATAGTTAGTGTCAACAGTTAAAGTAATCCGTTGCCTAGCAATGATAGCATCGCGTAATGTATTGGGATTAGTTTCGCTGGCAGTTTGTCCGCCCCAAGCAAAGACACTGGCCATTTGATTGTAGAGGTAGGTATCTTTTTGATCGTTCCATTTAAACATCGCGTTGAATAATTCAACGGATGGCGGTGCCGCTCCAAGAAACGAAAATCCAGCATTGGCTTGAGCATCACTGGGGTCTGTTGAGACCCCAGTATTAGCCCATGTCTTTACGAAACGATCAAACCATGACGACATATATTATGCCTCCTTGCCCGGCGGAATAATCTCTTGCTCCTGGCCGCCAGGAGCGTGACCATTCATTATCTGCGGAACAATTGCTTGTATTAGTGGAGCTGCCATTTCATACGGCATCTTGCCAAGACTATTCAATACTGCTTCCCATTGTTCCGCCTTCAGCTTGACAGAACAAATTGTATCGCGCTCAATACCAGTCTGAGAACCACTCATGTTAACTCCTAGTGGATGGTTGCTTCTAGCTGCTCAATACGAGCAGTTAACGTCTTGACTGCATTAACCAATGCAGCAACTATAGGTGTTGTTGCTAGTCCAAAAGTTGGATTAGTTTCGTCAGTAACCCCTTTCTCATCAGGCACATTAATATTGAATATTGCCTCTGGCATTATTGGTTGCACATCTTGTGCAGAGAAACCAACTTCTACACGATCACCATTTGCCACTTCATCAATTGGTATGCGCTGGAAACGAATAGGATTGAGCTTCAATATTTCTGACAATCCATAAGTTGATGAAGTAACATTTCGCTTGGCTCGAATGTCGCTAACATCTACATAAGGTCCACGGCCACCTGTCCAGGCTCGATTATTATAACAAGAAGAATCAGCATGGATGATCCACTGCATTGTATTGGCCAACCAAAAAATCATGGTCCCAGTGCTATTGTTGTATTCATAATAATGACCGGGAGAGAAATTCATAAGTTGGCCATTACCACCATTACCTAGGTAATGTGCAAAATCATTGCCCCAATGCAAAGCACCATAAGAGAATACTGGATTGGCAAATATTCCAGCACGAGCATTACAATCACCATTACTACCAACTGAGAAATTGATGGTGCCACCTTCTACAAAATACCAAGTTCCATTAGTATTACGTTGTAAGTAATAGGCATAGTTGTTAGCAACATAAAATGTGCCACTGACATTCATTATATCATTACAGAATACCCGACTCGATGCATGAAGGCTTTGGCCATATACATCAACATTGGCAGTAACATTACCTCTAGACCAAGTATTACCAACACCATCTATTGAGAATAATGAATAGCCATCAGGGTGCCAATACATCAACACTCCAGTAGAGCGTTGATAAACAATACGCCAGTTATCTGTAGTGAAACGAATATTGCAATCGTTAGCATCAGCAAACAAGGCAAAGCCACCACCCATTGTAGAGTTGGAAGGATAGATTGATCCATTAGCCATTATATTACCGACGGCAAAAAGATATGTATTTGCGGTAATATTTCCAGCCGCCCAAACATCACCATTGTTATATAGAATGACATTATTAGCGCCGCTTGGTTTATCGAATGATAGATTACCATTACTGGCATTGAACAATAGTCGCCAACCATCAGTAGTAAACCGAATGTAACGATAAGTGGCATCAGCATACAATACAAATCCAGTAGTGGTTGTAGCTCCTGATGGATAAAGGAAACCAGTATTAACATTACCATTCAAACCAATAACTGGCGCGGTAAGAGTCAATGCAGTAGTAGCGTAACCAGATCGTTGAGCCTGAAAAAACCCGGTGCCTGCATTGAATGCATCGTTGACGAATTGTATATTGTAGTTGCCATTACCATCCAAGAACATATCAACAATCTTGGCATCGGTTGGTGCGGCAGTAGCGAACAAACTAAGCCTAGTATTAGATGTAGCCTTTATCTGAACGTTACCAACATTGGCAACCGTAAGGATTCCACCAACTGAAACGTTACTGGATACTGCTAATGTTCCTGTAATAGAACCACCAGTCAACGGCAAATAGTTTCCAGCCTTAGTATCCACATATGTTTTGTTAGTAGCATGGGTTCCTAAGGTTGGAACTGTAGTTGGAAGTTCCAACATACCAAGTAACGTTCCACCAGTGAGCGGAAGGAATTGCCCACCAGCAGTATTGATATTAAAGTCTACATATTGTTTCGTTGCCACTTCAAGATTGGCTGTAGGATCGCGCGTTACTGTTAGCGTATTAGCGGTAACTGCAACATTACTAGAACCCTTAGGAGTTATCCGAATACCTATGTTTGTATCTGAACCAATCGCTTCAAGTATAGGATTGGTTGCGGTTATAGAACCAGAGGCTTGCAAATAATTAACTGTGCTTGCAACAGTTCCAGTTCTAAATTGAGTAGCCCCGGCAGATTGTAAATAAACTACACCAGCACCAAGCGCAGATATAGATACATGCGAGGCACCGCCAGCAGAGCCTATAATCCACATATTGCCAGCGGCATTATAACTTAAATCGAAACGAGATGATCTTACGCCACCGATATCATTGATGCGTAATACTTCACCACTTGTTACTGTGCCAAGCGCAAGTGAAGTTGCTCCTGGCGCGTAATGCGTATTGCCAATAATTGTGCTAGAGAATGTCGCGGCTTTATCAAAGGTAATACCGGCGTTCTGGAAACGCGCGATGCGTGATTGGTTTACGTCCGAATTAATATCATTGGTAGTAAAGCCGGTCCAAATGTCTAGGTATTCTGTTCCCCAAGCAGCAACCATACCGGCACGAATAGATGCAATGAATCTGGGGCCGTAATCAGTTCCACTAGAGAATGTTCCGCCAAAGCGTAGTTTACTCTCCATCCCGTTAGTGCCAGGAGATGACGCTGGCCTAATATAAAGCTGTGCAGTGGTAGCAGTAGGGTGAACTGCGATTATTGTATTGCCATTAATCGTTCCGCTACCAGCAGTCAATGCACCAGTTATAGTTCCAACACCAGCAGTTAATGTTCCACTTACAGTTGCATTATTCGTTACTGTTAGTGCGGTGCCAGCCGCACTAAATGTAGTTGCGCCGGTAACTGTTCCGCCAGTCAAAGGAAGGAAAGGTCCACCCGCGCGCGTAATGGTATTGTCAACATATTGTTTCGTTGCAGCTTCTAGTAGGTTAGTTGGATCGGAAGGAAGCACAATAGGAATTTGTGATGTTACATTAGCATAGCTAATAGTAACACGATCAGTAGCATTGATATTAAATACAACAGAAGCGCCAGTAGAAGTGAGAATATTCAATCGCCCAGAAGTAACACTAAAGCCATATCCATTAGTATGCAAAACAATATGTTTAGACGTATCAGCAACTGTAGCACCAACATTAGTTCCGAAACTAATACCATTGGTGTATGTCGTTATTCCAGTAGCACGATTAACATTCCATACTTCACCAAGGAGAGTGCCAGTATCAGCATAACGATTCAGTATTAAATTGCTACCAGCATTGCCAGTTGATTCTGTGCTTGCGCTAACGATACCAAATAACCAACGATTTACACTAGCAGTCTTAACCAGTAAAGCTCGATCTTGACCTGACGCTCCATTAATAGTTAGAAATGATCTACCAGCATCATCTCCAAATTTAGCTTCAAGATTGCCAACGGAGAAACGATCAATAGTTCCGACAACAGCATTCACTGATCCGGCTGAAGATGTAACAAGATTTAATCTAGCACTGGAAACGTTAATACCATAATTGCTAGTATGCAACATGATATGTTTAGAAAGATCATAACCATTAGCAGCAAGAACAGCACCAAATCCAAGACCACCCGTTAGTGTTCCGCCAACTAACGGTAGCCACGGTCCACCTGATCTAGTAACAAGATTGTCAACGTATTGTTTCGTTGATGCATGTAGATTAGATCCAGGGTCAGCAGGCAATACTACAGGAACAGTTGCAATTACCGCAGTATTGCTTACAGATAGTTTATCAGCACCACCAATAACATCTACAACAGCAGCAGTAGAACCAACGTTAACATTAAGTCGATTACCAGTTATATTGAGTCCGTAACCAGTGTATAGTTCAATGTGTTTAGAATTATCTGATGTGTTAGCTGCAACATTAGGAGAAAATACAAGACCAAGAGTAGAATAAATTTGAGTGTCACTAACAAAGAAACGAGTAACACCATTCGTTGTGAATACGTGAGTTGATCCTGTTGGCGCTATATAATTCAATCGTCCTGAAGTAACATTAAAACCAAAGCCAGGATACAACGAAAGATGGCTGGATAGATCAGGAACAGTTGGCGATAATACAGAACCAAATGACAATCCATTATTGATGTTTGTTAGTCCAGAGGAACGATTGATAGATAACGGCTCACCTTGCGATACACCAGTATCATTGAATCTTTCTATACCAAAATAACCAGCGCCAGCACTATTACCTATATTAATTCCCCAACGCGATATGCCATTACGTCTGCCAAGTATCGTTCCTGTCCCGCCAGTAGCATTGGATGTATTAAATTCAATAACTGGAATGGCACCACTATTGTAAACAAAGGATGAACCGCCAGCAACTGTGCTTCTGATTTGACCAGTAACATCACCACCAGTTAATGGCAACCAAGGGCCAGGAGCAGTCTGATTCATTATCCTTTGTAGTTCTTCAATTTCAGCCTTGGTAAATCCAAAGTTTTGCCGAACACTAATGGTTGTCGGATTACCATAGACAGGAAAGACTGGACTGACTTGCGAAACCATTATGGTGCTCCTGGCGCGGTGAGTAACATCATGTCATTGTCAGTCAAAATTTCTTTCCAGTAACGAACATTCTTTAAGTATCCACTTCCACTATCAGTGCCAGCACCAGTAGAAATAAAACGCAAACCGTTAGTTGCATATGTAGAATAACCTATAGTCATATTTGTTACTTTGTTAACAGCACCACCATTCAAACAAGATTTGGCTAAAGATCCTGGTTGCCAAGTTGTTGCGCCCTTAGCATATGTATTGATTGGTATTGTTCCTGGTGCGTTACATCCAACGCCATCATATTGTCCAAGTATTCTTGTAGTGCCAACTGTCATAGCCCCAGGAGTTCCGCCTGTATTTGGACGTCCAATAATGCGAGTGTTAGCTGGAGATTGATCAAACAAAGTAAATTCAATAACCCAACTGCCACCATCGCCATTATACCAACTCATATTAGCTGGATTGATTTGACAACTATCTACAGCGCGGGCCGTTGCAGTTCCTGCTGGAGTTGTAATGTAACTCGTTACATAATCCCCCAACTCCATTTGTGCTCCCCAAATCAATACTCCATTGCCAGCGGTTCCAACATAACTAGGAGCAAAGCCAGAATTAGGCATACTGTTACTTACAAGAACCAACATAATTCTAGGTGAACCAACAGTGGTTCCGATTGTATTAGTTATTACACATCTATACCAACCATTACCTACATCTTGAATAGACGATGGCGGCGTTCCTAGGATCGCACCGCTTCCGTGTAATGCACTAGGTCCAGAAATAGTTCCGGTTTGTAAATCAAATGTAGTATGTCCACCAGCAGAATTGTTATCGAATGATATTTGTAGGTATCTATTCTCAGCAGCCTTCACAAATATTGAAAAAGTATATTGTGTCGAAGCTAATAGTGGAACTGAATATTGCGCGTAATAGTGAATAGATGTAGTAGCATTTTCCACTAATTTCGTAGCAGTAGTAGTTCCATCAGGAGCAACACCAGCATTTAAGCCTGTAGATGTTTGGGAAACAGTCCAATTAGAATTTAGACGATCACTATATAAAGCAAGATTTGTTCTTACATCTTCAAGTAACAATCCTTTTAATACATGCGTTATCGGATCATAGTCCCAACGAGGTTGATTAATAGCAGCAGTCTTCATTGCTCCAGTATCATCAAAGTAACGAGCGGTGGTTGTTCTGGTAAACGTAATGACAGACGGCATAACGCCAGGAGTCATAAAATCGAATGTTATGGTTGGCGTATTAGCAATAGATATTGGCGGAATGTTAGAGTTAATCATCCTAGCTAGGATGCCAACACCAAAACCAAAGTATATGAGTTGATTAGAGAAACCAAAGGTCTTGGTTAGATCGAACAAATAAGGAAAGATCTGAACACCAGCCGCGCGCGGAATGATTTCATCTATTATCTCTGCGCGATAATCCGCATAAGTAATAGTCATATCATTAATCATTAGGGCAGCATTGGCATTGCCCATATCAAAGATGGATGTCTTTGTTACTCCCAAGATATCATTAACGACCCGCATTATATCTTCAGCAGTGCCGTGGCTATTGTTGATTGCTATCTTTGTTTTGATTGCTACTCTATATTCAAGGTCACCGAGGAACCCACTGACAGCGTAAGGATCACGTTCCAAACGCATACGATACGTTCCAAAAGCACGGCCGGCAGGTTGAGATATGAAACCAAAGAATGGTAGATATACTGAGTTGGGAACCTCTCTGGGTTTACCTACAATATTTCCAACGCCATCTAGCTGCTGGCCCGTGGCCGTCTCCAACCACCGTAACGTATAGAGGTCAGCTAAGGCTTTATCTAAGGTGTTGTAGGGCGCATAGAACGCGGTGACAAAAGCTTCAGTGTAGGCTTTACCTACATGCTGCGCAAGGAAATGCCCCCATGCAATCTCTTCATGATCGTGCGGAAAGCCTAGGACATCTGGAAGCTTAGGGGCATCACTCATTAGATACAGTCACAGAAATTCTATTGGTTGCGAACCGAGACAATTCTCTAACAGCTACTGATCTGTTACCAATTACATATAGGCCAGGATCAGGAACAACATCTGGATCTGTTACTACCGCAGTGCTAATTACAATCACTCCAATACCAGATACTTGACTATAGATCGGACCCAAGAAACGTTGCGTAATAATATCTGTTCCCACCCCAAAGTTGTTACCTTCTTCTGCAATTATTTCGGCAATAAAGTTATCACCATTAGCAGGGAATGTTTCTTCTTTATACTTCACAACAGCAGCCTTCACCCAAACATAGAGTGGCACTGGTCTATTGAAACGAATAACGTGGGTGTATCCTGCGCTGTCACTTACATCAATGGCAACTGATCCGAATGTATCTATCCCAGCAGCTTTTGTTCTGAATATTTCTTCCCCAATAGATTGAGGATCACCACCAAAGGCAACAACCTCTATACTGTGAGGCGCTCGACCATCTTCATCTACGAAATCATTTACATTTTCATATACGGATACAGCCAACATTCCGAGAATGTTTTGCTGTAGGTTCGCTTGTATTGAAGCTACAGTTGCAGCGCCTAGTCTGTATACTCCATTAGCATATCTTGCCCGTAACAAATCATCCGTTTCAGTATCACGCCCTGACTGGCCAGGAGAAACATTATAGACGCTATCCAATCCATCTCTGGTAGTAACAATTTGAGTTATACTGCCGATAGGTATTTCCATAGACCCATAGTTCTGCGCCTTGGTTAGACCAGTGGCGCCTAGTTTGAGTTTTGATATACCCGCAGAATGAGTAGGATTGAAAGGCAATCCATCAACGCGGTATATACGAATTGTATGAGCATCTTGCGTTACTAGATAATTTGCCGTAACAAGCAATGGAGATAGTTGACCAGCAATTGTTACGTTTGAATCTCCAAGCACAGGTGTATAGGATGCGGTTACTGTCGGCTCTTCTGTCTTGGTTAGTGTTATGAAATATGGAGTTCCAATAACAGCCGTATCTACTGACAGAATTACTTCGCCAATCTTTGACGAATCAATTAGCAAATCCTCTTGCAGTAGGAAGTTCTCACGAGTTGTTTCTGATCTAACAATTGTTCCTGTAGGGATAAGACTTCCTTCAACTCCATAGAAGTTTACCCAAGCCAAAGATTGTAGAGCAAATAAACGAGTGACGCCAGCAAAAGAAACTGCATGATCAAGATTAACGCCAAATGCAGATATGGGATACATCGCATGATATACTGCTTGAGCAAGTTCCCATATTGCGGCTTCCCGTTCCGCAAAGACATCAATGAATTGTCCTGTAATCGAATCAGGTCTGGTCTCGAAAGTAAGTTGTGTTTTGGTTTGTAGCGAATCAATAATAGCNTGNCGNATTTCTGGCAGTCGCATACGGGAAAATCCCGTNGGCAACATACCATATTCAATATTAGATATTACATCAGACATGCGCTGCTGTGTCCAATTTTACTGAGTCTTTGATACGCCCATAGTCTGTTTGTGCTACAAAGTTAACGCCCAAGGTTCTCCTGACACGATCCCATTCAATGAGAAACGTCTCAAGTCTAATGACATGAGGGACAGCATTAATATGAGCGCGCAATATTGTTTCTATAGTAGACATCTGCGGGTTCTTGACTAGGATTTCTTCCAAGTAAGGAACACCAAAGGTTACATCGAGAAACCATTCCCCCAAGAACGCCAGGAGCGTTATCTTGATTTGTTGGGCAACTTTATCCGCACCATTGATAGGAACAATTGTATGTCGGATAACTTCAGTAACGGTAACATCGAGCTGATCCCATAATGATTCCTCATTATCCCATTTCGATTCATCGTTATCCCAAAGAGACAATGCTTCTGGCGGCGGTTTGGGTAACGCTGGGAACCACATATCATGGTCCGCGCGCGAGAGGGCAAGATCAAAGTTGCCTTGAGATTCACTCATCCTAATGGTTGTCCAGTATTGTAAGGGCCTGCTTGAACGCCAGTGTGCTGGTGAGTTTCCAAAACAAAGGTATGTTCTGGCGTCGTTATATTAATTGTTTGTCCATTTATCCCGATGTTACCCGCATTGTCTATTGTAATACCAGCATTGCCGTTATTGAAAGTAATCTTTCCAGTTCCGCCATCTATCGTCATACCACCTTTATCATTACTGAGAATGATAGTTCCGTCTGGCATAATCCTCAATTGGGCTTTATTGAACTTCAATACTACATCATTCGGATCACCAGCAATACCGCTAGGTTGACAACCAGGTATAGCAACACAATCAGAAAGATCAAACTGTCGTGGATCATCGGGCATATCCTTATTGCCCGACAACCAACCTTCCATAGATCGTT